AAAAGAGAATGTAATATTACAGGTAGGAGGGTACTTACTTTCAGAGAATTAAAAGATGGTGAAGAAGTAGTAAAGAGGTTAGGTAAATGTGGAATTGAGTTCAACCATAAGAGTAAAATATTCGAGTTGGTTTGGGATAATAAGGTAGTTTTAAGGAGTACTAAGTTACATGAGATAAATGCTGAGTTCAAAAAAAGGGTACTGTGTTTTTATAACGTGAATCTAGAAATATAGGGGATTATTATGACTGCATTTGATTGCAAAGAATTTTTATTAAATGAGCTAGATGAATATGAAGTTGAAGAAACTATCTATCAACTGGAGAACTTTTACGGCAAACAGGTAACAGAGGTTTCTAAGGAAGAGCTAATAGAGTACCTAAGGGAAACTTTCAGCTTTGACAACGAGCAATTAAACAATGACTCAATTGACTTCTCTTATTTCGAGAGTGAATCAGAGAACGATTACTGATTAAAGGAGATATAGAATGAAAGATAATACTAAACGAGCACACAGAAAACAAAACAGTTTACGGTCAAGTAAAGGAATAAGCAAGCATGAGTTTAAGGTTAAGTCCAATGCGAGCTATTACCCTGACCGAGAATTATTTAATGACTACGACGTGGACTTCCTAAATAAGCTCTCACCTGAAGAGTTTGCGTGGTTGTCAGAGTTCTTAGCAAGTACAATCCAAGGATTTAAGGTTGACCCTGAGATAGTTGGCGAGGAAAATGCGAAGATTATGAACGGGGTTCCTTTATACGACGAGGATGGGGTAGAGATTCCTAATAGTAACCCTAACGAGTGGATTAGAGAGTCGTGTAGGGGTAAGAACTGGAGGACGAGAAATGACCCATATTGTCTACGTAATAAGGTTTCTTTAAACGACCCATATCAGAATGAATTGGAGTATGGGGATGTGATACCATCGGTAAACCCTTCAGCTTTAGACCTTTTACTTGAGGCAGAGGAGGAGGGGTATTAGCCTCTCTTCCTTTTAAGGAGTGTTATGAAGTATACAAGCAAGACCAGAGTGACCGTGAATGGTAAGACTAAGCAGCTAGGGAGCTTCTGTAAGGATTATAACCTAAGCGTAAAAGCAGTTCTCCATAGATTAAACACCTTGAAGTGGACAATATTAGAAGCCCTTCAGATCTCGACTATTAAAACCCCCTTCCAATAATTCCCCTATGGAACACTAATCTAATGATGGATAAATCTTTATTATTTTGGTGCAAATATGTTGATAGAAAAAATAAGTAATAATATTATAGTTGATGGGGTTTTGGTATTCTATAGTGATGATAGAGATGTTGTTGTGTACGTATACAAAGCTTTGTGTGAAGGTATACCGTGGGAAAACTTGGTTGAGGGGTTGAGGTCCAATCCTGAGAATTATGTAAAGGTACCTTTCAATAATTAATTAATGAGGGGTATAAATTTTATTTAAGGTATAATAAATATAAGGTAAATTAGATATGGGTAGAAGAAAAGTACATAGACCAACAGCGGTAACGATGAAGAACGCTATATCAACGTTGGAGGCTATAAGTCACGAGGTGAAGAAGATTTCTTTGGAGATTATCAACGATAAAAATTGTGTGGACCATTCTGAGCGTAAAAAGAGATTAAACCTACTCCTATCCATCCAATCTGAGGCTATAAAGCTAATAGATAAGGACAACCAAATCACGTATACCTTAGCTAGAGTAGAGCTATTAGCTATTCAGAAGCGTAATGAGACCCTTACAACGAAGCTTAGAGAGCGTTTATCAGATCAAGTACAGAAACATGTAGAAGTCAATATCTCATTAGAGGATGAAGTAATACCTTTATATAAAGCAGAGGATATTGACACAAAGATTGCAGAAGGTAATAATAAAGTAAAGGACCAAGAAGCAGAAATTAAACGCCTTCGTTCAACTAAGAAAGGTGAATCAGCTAGAGGTAAGCATGGACGTAAAACTAAGTAAGGCACAGGCTTCATTTTTTAAAGAGACTGGAGTTCGCCAATTAGCTGCGGTATCAGGGTTGGGTTCAGGTAAATCATTTGTATTGATGCTGAGCTTCATTGTGAACGAGATATTAGCCTATCCTGATGCTTTACATTGCTTTGCTGCCCTATCTAACCAACAATTAACAGATGCATCCTTGCCTATGTTTGAGGCCATGTGTGACGATATGGGTATTACTTATGAGTGTAATAAATCTTCTAAAACATATACAGTAAATGGTCACACCAAAGTAATGTTCAGGTCACTTGATACTGCCAACAGGATGCGTTCAGTAGAGATAGGAAGCCTCTATATAGAAGAGATGAGTTATGCCGATAAGGATGATGTAAACACCTTCATAGGCCGCCTAAGGGATAGTAAAGGGTCCATGAGACTACGTACAGTATTTACCCCTAACGGATTTAATTGGTGTTATGATTTTTGGATTAAGGGGGGTACTGAGAATAGGCGTACGGTTAGGATGTCAACCTATGACAACAGGCACCTCCCACAGGAGTATATAGATACCCTTGAGGATACTTACGACCGAGAGATGCAGAAGCAAGAACTTTCAGGAGAGTTTCTTAATATAGGGAGTGAGCAGACCTACTATATGTTTAGCAGGAATGATGCTGTAAGAGACTTTACCCCTACACAACAACCTACAAACTTTGGTATTGACTTCAACGTAAATCCCTTGTGTGGTGTAGCAGCGTATCAGGAGAGAGGAGTAATATACGTAGTGAGTGAGATGCACCTTAAGAACTCCAATACGTTTGAGGCTACTAAGTGGATGGTAGATAATTTGCCAGAGGATACTTTTGTAATACCTGACTCCACAGGGAACGCTCGTAAGACTTCATCAAGTAAAACTGACCACCAAATTATTAAGGACGCAGGGTTTGAGGTGGCGAGGCAAAGGAACCCTTACGTGAAGGATAGGTACAACTGCGTTAATAATTTATTAGACAAAGGGAGATTAGTCATACACTCCTCCTGCAACTTCCTGATTAAGGATTTAGAGCAGATGAGTAGTAATAATAAAGATCCTATGATCTCTCATATAAGTGATGCTTTGGGTTACCTGTGTTGGCACCTAGCACCTCTTAAATCAGAACGAAAGCAAAGCAGAACCCTTATCCTATAAGGGAACACTAATATAATGAATTTACAATTAACGGAGTGATTGAACCATGGCAGATGTAAAGACCTTATTAGAATATATCAAGAGCAAAGAGACGTATACGGAGTATGCCTTTTACAACAACGATATATTCAACAACAACCTTACCCACTACCTACAAAGAAGGATACAGACTGATTTATCAGGAGCCTCGGTATCTGAAGCTTTGAGTAGATTAAATACAACTAATATCCTACCCAAGTTGGTGAATAAGCTTAGTCAGGTTTACAATAGTACAAATATACATTCTACCCTTGAGGTAGACGTTCCTCAGCTAAGTAAGGTTAATGTACAAAAGACACTTACCTTAGCAAATAAGATGTTGAACCTTCATAATTGTGTTGCTCTAGAACCATTCCTTACTAATAGAAATGAAATATTCGTGAGGGTATTACCTGCCCATGAGTTCTTAGTATACTCTGATGATCCACAGAATCCTAACAGGGTTACACATTTCATAAAGGTTCTTAGCCAAACTAAGAAAGGGTCAAGGTACGCAATATATACCGATACCCAGTACTATGAGTTAGATCATAAAGGGAACATATCAGGAGTAATGGACCACGAGTATGGGAGAATCCCTTTCACCTATATCACCAAGGCCACTACAAACCTGATGCCTACGCCTAATGTAGACGTATACGAGATGACTACACTACTGCCCTTGATGCTTACAGACGCCAACTATGCCCTTAAGTTCCAAGCGTTTAGTATTATCTATGCTCTCGATGCGGATGCTACTGAGATGAAGCTTGCACCTAATTCGGTATGGTTCATTAAAAGTGAGGGTGAGACTAGACCTGAGATTGGGAGTATAAAACCTTCCCTCTCTATTGACGAAAGTATTAAGAATATAGAGATGCAATACAGCCTATGGTTAGATACCAAGAACCTTAAAACGAGTGCTCTACGGGGCAGCAACGCCTCTCAAAGGCAGATGAGTGGAATAGCTAAGATGATTGACGATGCAGATATTGCAGCGGATATATCAGAACAACGAGATATTATGGAATCGGCTCATAACGACCTGTTTGCACTTCTTCAAGCTAAGTTTAACCTGATTGAGTTAGAGGACGTGAAGGTATCGTACAGCCCTATATCACGGATACCAGAGACCAACACCGAGAAGCTTGACAGGGTTATAAAACAATTACAAGCAGGACTTATTACTCGTATAGACTCTATAAAGATTCTTCACGGATTTGATACTGATGAAGAGGCTATGGACTATCTAAGCAGGATTGATAATGGTAACGTATAATAACTTCTCAAGCCTCATGTCCGAGATACGTACTAGGTTAGATGAATTAGTCTCTCCTAATACTATAAAGGAATTAGCTAAGGATACTACAGAATCCCTTCTGACTCGTACTCGGAAAGGGTATGGAGCTGAAAAGACTGGAGGCCGAATTGTAAGGTTTAAGTCTCTTTCACAATCCACAATTAACACTCGACGTAAATACTCCAACCTATCAGCGTATACTTCTGCTAGTAAGTCTAATCTAACCGCTACAGGTACCATGTTGAAGGATTTAGGGTATAAGGTAAGCAATAAGTCCTTTACTATAGGATTTAAATCAGCTAGAAGCGACAACATCGCTAGACACCATCAAGAGGGGCGTGGTAAGCTTCCAAAGAGGCCCTTTATGTTCCTATCTAATGTGGATATAGAGGCCCTTAACGAGGCTTTAAATACCTTGGCCCAAAAGATTATAGGGTCAGTGTAATTAGGAACACTAATATAGTGGAAGACAATAGCGTCTTCATATTTATTAACTTCAGTTGAATGGAGAGTAGAATGACTGAGTCAAACAACGATAATCAGCCTGTGGTTGAACCCGTTGACAATACTCCTGAGGTAGCAGAAGAGCCTAACCAATCTTCCGAACAGGAAAGAGTGGACTATGCTAAGTATCGTGAGCTTTTGGATGAGAAGAAGAAAGAACAGAAGAAAGCAAGGGAGTATGAAGCTAAGCTTAAAGAGGTAGAGGAAGGTAAACTTGTTGAGCAACAGAGATATAAAGAGTTGTTTGAGGCAAGGGATACTGAGCTGAACACCCTTAAAAGCGAATTGGAGGCTAAGAGCAGGTCTGAGTTGGAGAGAATGAAGCGTGATGCTTTAATCCGTGAGGTAGGTGGTCTAAGACGAGACGAGTATGCAAAGTTCATCGATATGGATAAGATTATACTTGAGTCCGACGGTAACCTAAACTCTGAGTCCGTTAAAGAATATGCAAAGGAGTTTAAGAAGAACTTCGCAGAGCTTATTCGTGAACGTTCAATGCCATCTCAGACGCCCGACAAAGCACCTGAAGTAAGTGAACCGAGTTTTAACTCTCTCAGTAGTGAAGAGATGTTAAAGAGAATGAAAAACTAAGTAATTATAGGAGCCTAAACAATGGCACAAATCGATAAGACTGCAATCGACGCAGTAAGTATGGAAAAGATTTCAGCATTTGTTCAAAAGAGACTTGCAGAGAAAGCGGTATTGATTAATACAATCGAAGACCGGTCAAGCGAAGTTGAAGAAGGTATGGATAGTCTAAATATCGGAAGGTCATCTTCTTTAACAGCGGCTGCTAAGGCTGAAGGAGCAGGGTATACCGCTCAAGCTCTTACTTGGGTAGTTGATAAGCTTGCTCTCTCTGAGCAGGTTGGTGTTTACGTTGAGGCTACTCGTAAAGGTGTTAGTCAATCTTCAGTAGACCAGGAGATGGCTATTCTAGCAGAAGCTACAGATGCTATGATTAAACAATTGGAAGGTAAGGTGTACGAAGAATTAGTTAAGACTTCTTCTTCCAGTCCAGACCACCAAATTGATCTAGGTACATCTGATAAGCTCGCTTTAGCTGATATTCTTTCAGCTCGTTCTCTATTAAGAGCACAAGAAGTTCCGTTCGACGGCGACGATGTATTCCTTGCTATTAACCCCGCTGAAGAAGCAGACCTTTTGGGTCTTGACCAATTCATCGACGCTTCTAAGTATGGTAACAACGATGCTATTGTACGTGGAGAGATTGGTCGAGTATACGGCTTTAGAGTAATTGTTAGTAACTCAGTTACTGCTTCTACATGTATTGCCTACCACAGAACACACTGTGCGTTTGCTCGTCAAGGTGGAGTTAATTGGGATCAAGATAAGGATCTCAAAGATTCTTCTAAGCAATACCTTCTTGAGCAAGTGTACGGAATCAAGGTTCTTGACGCTGGAGTTCGAGGAGTTCTATTGAGTAACGCATCTTAATGCACAGCGTTTATAACATTTAATTTGTACGAGGTCATAAATGAAAACATTCAATAGCAGACTTAAAGTAATATATGGGTCTGATGATCTCTCAAATTCTTTATCGGACTTTAATTTAGACACCGAGA